TGCCACTGCCACGCCGGCCTTCTCGCTGGCCGTGGTGGCGGCACTGTTGGCACTACTGGCCGCATTGGTGGCGGTGGTCGCGGCATTGTTCGCCTTCGTGGCGGCCGCATTGGCCGTGGCGGCGGCAGCCGTCGCCGGTTTGCCCAGCAAGGATACGGGAGCGCTCACAAGCTCCGTGCCACGAAGCGCCGGGAGGCTCTTGATGTTGTCCAGCGAACTGACCTCGGTCAGCTCGTTCACACCCTGGCTCTCCGCCTTGATCGCGTTCAGGATGTCGTTCTTCAATTCGGTTTTCTCAGCGTCTGTCAGTGCCATGGTCTATTCCTCCTTCTTGTCGTTGATGCCTAATTGCTCGTAAAGCCCGTCAATGAAGCCGGGGAGGCAGAAGCCCTCCGCCACCCGGCGGATGATAGCCACCTCCTCCTCGCTGTAGTCCTCCTCCCCGGTACTCCCGTAAATACGGAATGCCAGGGCATGAGCCTTGATACCGCCCGCATAGCGGTATATCAGGTCCGCGAATTCCTCACGGGCGTCGCCCGTCTCCTTCTGTTGCCGGCGGATGCCGGTGTACTTGCTGAAATGCTTGAAATCTAACTTTGCCATATCGTTTCGTTTTAGCTTGAATGGTTCAATATCTGGTAACGGAAACCGTCGACCTTGCTGATAAGCACCGTCACGGAATCACCGGAGGCCATTTTGTAGTCGGCCTGGTCCTCGTTATGGTTGTATATGCCCTTCAGGGTGATGGGCAGGGAACCGGTACGGACACGGAACGTGACAACCGCGGCGAAGTCACTCGGAAGGGAACTCAGGCCGAACTGCCGGGCCACGCTCGACTCCGAGGGAAGTGTCACTTCCGTGCCGCTGTAGCCGGACTGGTTATAATACATCAGGATGATGTTGTGCTGCGAGAAGTCCACGCTGTAGCTGCCGCCGCTGAAAGTCAGGATATTCGCCCTCGTGTTGATGAAGGCCGGGGCCATCAGGGCCGCATCGCTGCAGATGCCGTAGTTCTTCGTGCCACCGGACACGTTGATGAACAGGCCGTAGTTGGCCTGGTCAAAGCCGTAATACCCGGAGGTGTTCGGGTGCGTGTTCACGATACGGCCGGCAGCCGTGAACGCCCCGCCCGCGGAGCTGGGGATCACGTCGTCGCCGAACATCACGTAGCCGTTCGTGCCGCCCACACGGAAGAAATTGTCATAGATGGCCAGACCGCCGCCGGAGCCCTGGGCAGTGGCCACGGAGCCGATACGGCCGGAACCAATCTCGAAACCGCCGATCTTGCCCTTCTCGCTGTCGATCTCGCCCGTGAACTTCCCGTTTTTCGCCTCGATACTCCCGTCCTCCAATATCTTGAAGTTCTCGTTCGCGGTCACAAGGCCCTCCAGCTTGATATGGTCACCGGTCAGCTTCACCACGCTGATCTTGTTCCCGTCGGCATCCGTCTCGTCCACGCTCACACCGATAAGCGCCAGTTTTCCGTCAGCGTCCTGGGCATAGATGCCGGCTCCTTCAGGCTTCACCACCAGGCCGGTCTCCTCCAGCATGTTCTCGTCACGGTCAAAGACGGCGGCCGTTATCTTCACCAGGCGCTCCGACTGCTCGAAAAGCGTCTTGTAGCGGTGCGCGAGGCTCTCCACCCTGTCGGTCGAGAGGACGAGCATGTACAGGTAGATGTCGCCGGTGAAGGAGAGCCTGAAGTCTCCCGTGCCGTTCCAGAGACCGCTGCACGTGTACTGCACGTACCCGTCGGTCTCCGCCAGCTCCTCCTCCGTCTCCAGGCTGTTGAAGTTCGCGAAGCCCGTCTTGTCAACGTCCAGGAACTCCACGCGGAGCGTGCCGGCCGCCGCGCAGCGGTAGAAGAAGGTGAGGTAGACCGGCACGGCCTCCTTCTCCCCACTGTCGTTCTCCGGCATGGAGGGCACACTTTTCAGGTTCGCGCGCTTTTGCAGGATATATTTATTACGGATGCGTACCACGGTGCGCCCGTCGTCCACCGTCACGCTCGCGCCGTCGCCTTTCTTTGTCAGCACGCCACCGTTCGCCCAGATCCACCGGTTCCCGGCAAGGAAGAAGACCGTCTCGTTCTCCGTCGTCCACTTTTCCAGCCCGGCATCGAACGAAGGGTTGTTCAGGTAGCCCTTCTCCGTGGCGAAGTCGCTGCGGAGGGCCGTCACCGCGCTGGTGATCCTCCCCTCCACGATCTCGAACTTGGTCCGGATATCCTCGCCCGTCACCAGAAGGAACGTCCCGCGCAGGTAGGCGTTGTCGCTGTAAAGGCCGTTGCCGTGGGGCTGGTTGTCCGTGGGGAACCAGTCGTCGCTGATGCCGTCCAGGTTGCCCAGACGCGCACGGAGGCAGCCGGTGAAGTTCTTCGCCTTCACACCGTCCATCACGTCCACACGGGGCTGACCGTCCTCGGTGGCGCTTATCAGGATCAGGTTCTGGCGAAGCGGGTTCTCCGTGTTGCCCATCAGCACGCACTCGTCGCCCGCCTCCGGAAGGGAGGCATCGAACTCGTCCTCGCCTACCAGGATGGAATCACCCTCCACGGCAGCGACCTCCACCCAGTAGCCTTTCAGGCTCCCGCCGCTGAACGTGGCGCAGCGCATCAGGTCATGGGCGGCGAACGTGTTCTCCTGCTCGAAGGTGATTTTCCAGTAACCGTCCTCCGGTACGGCGGCCTTGATCTTCCCGTTGGCTGCACTCACGCACAGCTGGCCGCCGACACTGCGGACTTTCTCGATGAGCAGTTCCAATACCACCATCACCTGCCGCACCGTCAGCTTGTCGATGGTAAGGTGCGACAGCGCGTCCTCCATCCAAAGCCGCCAGCCCTCGCCGAAAAGGCCGTCCACGAACTTGGGGCTGCCCAGCAGCGTCTTCACGACTAATGTCAGCAGCTCGGCGTTGCCCTTGTCATCGATGCCGGCATTCTCCTCCAGCCCGATGCCGATACCCTCCTCGAAGGTGATCCTCTTCCTGGCGCGGTCGGCCTTCTTCTTGCTGAGGAATTCCGCCTGGCTTCTTCTTGCCGAGAAAAGGTTGTTGTCGGTGGGAAGCGTGTTGTCCCAGCTCCGGATGATGTCGGGGAGACCCAGGCTTTCGGCCTTGCTCTTCGTGTAGCTCCTCAGTTCGCCTATGCTGTCGTTCACCTTGTCGAGCGCGCCCTGCTGCAGGGCGTCGCTGATCTCGATGTCCATCTGCGAGGGCAGGTTCACTTTCCGCGTGATCTTCGTGATGCGGCTGCTCCGGAAACCGGTCTCCGGGAAGTATTTCTCACTCTCTAATTTCACCCGCCGGCCCACGTACAGGTCGGCCTTGTTGTCCTCTATCCACACGTGGTCGGTCGGGGCCTTGTACACGCCGATGTCCCGCCAGTGCTCCTCGTTGTATTCGTTGACGGCGGTCAGGAATTCCTCCTCGGCCAGCGGGTAGTACTCGTCGGGCATGCGCACGTTCCACAGGATATACGTGTCGCCGGCCTTCGGTACCAGGTTGCCGCCCGGAAGCTGCGTGTCGTCGTCATACGGCCATATCGTGATGATCTCGAACTCCCGCGTGTCGCTGTCGTAGTTCACCTCGAAGTAATGGTCATCGTCCGTGCCCAGTCCGGCCAGCTCGCCGCCCTGGAAGGACACGCGTTTGGTCTCGCCGGCCAGCTCGTAGTCGTTGGGGTCGAAATTCAGGGTATCGTCCCGGAAATAGTATATCGTGAAGGCGTTGCCGTCCTCGTCCCTGGTGTCCACGGCGCGCACGCCGCTTACCGTGCCGGTGCGCCGGGGATAGATGCCGCTGAAGGCGTCCTTCTCGTAGTGGTCATGGATGCCGTACTCGTCCGTGTGCAGTTCCACGTACTTCTGTCCGCCGGGGAGCATGAGGCGGCTGTGGCCGTACTTCTCCGGGGCGATGTTCCGTGTCGAGCCTATCGGGAACAGGCGGGTGTAGAACTTGTTGGTATTCGACGTGTCGCGCTCCAGGGAGGTCAGCCCCTTGCCGTAGCCCAGTGTTATCTCATCACCGTGCTCGCACCGGCACACGTTCACCGTCTGTCCCTCTATCCACCATTCGGCCTTGCCGCCCACTTTTTCGGCTATCTCCTTCAGCGCCTCGTCGCAGTACTTGCCCTCGTAATCAATGACGACGAGTTCCGTGCCGTCCACCTGCCCCACTTTCCAGTCGGTCGTGTGGTCCATGCCGTCGTTGATGCACTTCACGATCATGGCCACGTGTTCCCGCGGCGTGGCGGTCAGCGTGAACACGGGCTCGGCGTCGCCGTCCGTGGTCTCCAGCACGAGGAAGCGCCCCACCAGGCTCTCGATGCCGTACAGCTTCAGATCGTACTCCCACTCGCCCTCGCTTTTCTGCGCGGGCTTGTACTTCTCCGTCAGCCAGTAGCGCTCGCCCATGAAGTCCGTGCAGTCGTTCACGTCAAGCGCGACATGCTCATAGTATGTGAAGGAGAGGGTCAGGACATTGTCGCCCTGCACCTCCTTCTGCTGGGTGCTGCTGTCATCGGCCGCCACCTCGGCTTTCACCTGCCCGTATTTGTCGTATATCGTCAGAACCATGTTAGAACCGCGTTAAAATGTCATTATATGATGGGTACCGGCTCGCGGAACTTCACCTTGAACCGTCCGGCATGAACGCCCTCCTTCCACAGGTAGGTCAGAGGGGTGAACTTAGGGCTGTCCGAGTATTTCACGTGCAGCGTGAGGTCAAGCTGCGGGAAGCTGATGTCTATCCACCCGCCGTTGCCCTCCTTCAGGAAATTGATGAAGGCGAGGTATTTCTTCAGCCATCCCGCCTGCGTCTTGTTGTACAGGGCGAAGCACAGCGTCACGTCCCGCGGCTCGTTGCGCGGGGTCAGCGTGGAGGAGTATTTCTCCCCTTGCTCCTCGCGGATGTTCACCGCCGTGTCCGCCTTTGCCTTGCTCGGCGTGAGTATCGCCGTCAGGTTGTCCATCCCGCCGCGCTTCTCCTCGGCCAGGAACACGCCGTATTCCGTCCAGATGTCCGTGCCGTTCATCAGCACCAGGCCGCTCAGTATCTTGTCCATGTCACTTCACTTTTAATCCGTCACGTATGATTTTCACTATGTTCTCGGCTATCTTTTCCAGATGTCCCGCGCTCTTCCCGGTGTTCTCCTCGATCTTCGCAAGGTGGTTCTCGGCGGAGTTCATCTTCTCCGACACGTTCTCCATCTTCTCGTCCATGCTGCTCCAGTGCTGCAGGCCGCTCGTGAACATGCCCTCCAGCTTGGTGCCCTGATCCTGTGTCATGGCTGTGAAGCCGCCGGCTTTCGCGCTCTGGCTCGTGCCGCTGCCGTCACTGCCGTAACCCGTGGCGGCGGCGAGCTGGTCACGCAGCTTCATCGCCTCGTCCACGTACTGCATGTATTCGTTCTGCAGCGCGTTGCGCTCCGCTTCCGTGAGGTCGTTGTCCTCCATGGCCTTGCCGAACTTGCGCCACCATTCCTCCAGCCTGTCGGCGTACAGTTCCCCGATCTTGTTGGACAGCATCGCGCGCATGAAGTACTCGCTTATATTGTTGGCGAAATCCTCCGTGGTGGCGTCCATGTCCATGAGCGTGTCGATGAAGCTGTCGTACATCGAATCGAACGACATGCCGGTCAGGCCCTCGTACAACTGGTCGGTCAGTTCCTCCAGCTTGCCGGCCTGGTCGATGTAGTCGTCGAGTTTCTCGGTCAGGCGTTCACCGTAGCCGCCCTTGCCGGTATTCTGTATCAGCGTCCACATGTCCACGTTGGACCGCAGCATCTTCATCTCCTCCGGGCTCAGGTTCCAGATGTCGCCGTTCCACTGGCGACCGATCTGGCTGCCCAGCTTGTCTATCTGTGACTGCGAGAAGCCGCCCCAGTAGTAGTTCCAGCTGTGGTGGGAACCGTGGTAGCCGGCCTGTGCCTGCGCCATCTGGAGATAGTTGGCATTCGTCTCCTGCTGGTACTTGTAGGCATCCCTGTACGCGGCGACGCTCTTGGTGCCTTTGCTCGCCTTGATCTCGTCCGTCAGGTCCTCGATGGCGGTCTGCAACGTCTCGTTGCGGTCGGTCAGCCGGTCGATGGTCTCCTGCACCTCTTTCGCGTTGCTGGAACTGATCCAGGAGGAAAAACCGCCGAAAGTGATGGCATCGAATATCCCGCCTATCCCGTCCACAACGGACTTGCCGATGGTCACGAACAGGTCGCCGGAAAGCACATCGGAAAGGATGCCGCTCACCGCGTTGAACACGGCATCGAGCAGACCTTCGACAACGACGCTCAACCCGTCCTTGAACAGGTCGATGATTTGCACGATCCAGCCGATGACGGGCACGTCCTCGAGGGCATCGGCCACCTTGCCGAAGGCGTTGCCGAGTTTGCCCCCGATTTTCTCCGCGGAGTTCCCGAACTTGATAAGCCCTTCATACGCGCCGCTAAGGCTGCCCGAAGCGATTTGCCGCAAACCGTCCACCACACCGTCCATGCTCGACTTGAGCGTGGTGGCGGTGTCGGTCATGGCACGCTGCGCCCCGGAAGCGACCGACTGCATCGATGACACGTTCTCGGCGGCCGCATCGGCGTTTGCCTGGGCCGTGTCAAGGGCAGCCTTGGCGATGTCCTGCTCTTCCTTCGTGCCGGACTGCACGGCCTGGATATAATTCCGTTGGGCTTCGGACAACTCGGAGTAGATACTTTCGTAATCTTCCTGCGCTTGCTTCAGGTCGGCAAGGCTTTTCCGGTAGGCGGTTATCTCCGTCCCCAGTTTCTTGAAGCTGACATTGCCCGCGCCGCCCAGGGACTGTTCCATCTGCCGGACGGCGCTTACCAGCGCCTCCTGGCTCTCGTGGTCGGCATTGCGGAACTCGTCCGTCTGCATATAGGCCTTTGCCTTCTCCAGCTGCGGGGCTATGAGGTCATGGAACATGCTGCCGAACTCACCGAAGACCACGCTCCAGTCGATATTCGCTTTCAGGTCCTGCGCCTCCACCCCGGCAAGGAGGCTGTCACGCTCCACTCCTAAACGACGCTTTTCACTCTCGGAAGAGACTTTCCTGATTTTCCCGGCATATTCCTCCGTTATGGCGAGTTTCTGCTGCTGGTATGTCCCGTAGGCCCGGAGATGCTCCTGCATGGCGTTGAACTCCTCACGGTACGCTTCCGCGACGGCTCTCTGACGCCTGGACTCGTTCAGCCCGTTGGCATTGTCGATGGCGGACTGCTGTTCTTCCGACAGCCCTTCGCTCCCGCCGGCTTCCTTGTTCTTCCGTTTCCAGTCGGCCTCCTGCCTGGCTATCTCGTTCTTTCTGGCCTGGTAGTCGTTGTCTATCTGGCGCAGCTTCTTCTGCAGTCCCTCGTCCATGGCCTCTATCTCGGAGGCGTCGTTCTCACGTTGCAGCTCGGCAAGTTCCTGTCCTAATTTCTCGGACACCTGCCTGCGCTTCCCGGCTTCCCTCGCCGCTCTTTCCGATGCCTTGCGGCTCTTCTCCGCGTCGCTGTCCCCTCCGGGCTTCACCTTGTCGTATTCCTTCTTGGCGGTGTCCACCGCGTCCTTCAGCTCCTTCGCCTTCGCCTCGAACTCCTCGCGGGTCAGGGTGTTGGAGGTGTCCCTGATGAAGTCGTTGTAGGCTTTCAGGGCTTCACGGTACTTCTTCCCGGCGGACGCTGCCCAGTCCGCACTGCTGTCCGTCGGCAGGTTGCGCCGGTTTTGTTCGGATTTCAGCTTGTTCAGCTGGTACTGAAGCTCGTCACGGGTATATGTGCCGTTGGTGTTGGCATTGCCACGGACTTCACCGTACTTCTTGTCCGACAGGGACATCTGTGCCAACAGGTTCTCACGGTATCTTATCTGTGCCTCAAGGGTCTCGTTGCTCACGCCAGTCAGGTTCTCGAAGTAAGCGTTCACCGCGTCCTTGCGAATCTGACTACTCAGGTTATCGCGCTTGTTATACAGGCTTTTCAGTTCTGCCTCCTCGTCCTTTGAACGTGCGGATTTCCGGACATAACGGGTCCTGTGCCTCCCATAGCTGTCCTGGTAGTATTCGGTTGTCAGACGGGTCTTTCCCTCCAGTTCCTTTATCCGGTCATTCACACGCTCCAGCTCATTCTCAGGGTTCGTGACGGATCTTTGACCCTCCAGTGCGGCAATCTCCTCCTTGATTTTCTTGATATTCTTCAGCTTCTCGTACTCGGTGTCGTACTTGGCGAAAATGTCCGGGTACTTCTGCTCCAGCCTGTTCAGGGCCTCACGCCGGGTATCCGTGCTTACCGCCTCGTCCCCGGCGATGGAGCACAGCTCCTCAATCTTGCGCCGGTGTTCTTCTTCCGCCTCGATGACTTTCTGCTTCTGCGCCTCGTAGGATTCCTCCGCCTCCTTCAGACGCTCGGCCTCGGTCTTCATCGAGACCATCGCGGCGACCACCCCGGCAATCGCGGTGGCCACCAGCACGTAGGGATTGGCAAGCATGGTGGCGTTGAGCATCTTCTGCGCCTTTTCCACCAGCAGCAGCCAGTTGTAATGGAGCATCTCGGCGGCGGTGGCCCAGCTCTTGGCGGCCGCCACGGTCATCACGGCGGTCCTGTAGGCACCGTAGGTGCCGACAAGGCCAAGCAGGATGCGTCCGAAACGCTCGTAATGCTCGATGACGTGGGAAACGCCGGACAGGGTCGTGTTGATAATGCCTTCCGACTGCTGCCCGAGCTCGTTGAACATCATCGAGATGGCGTCCTCGATGTTGCTGATCTGCCCGGTGATGGTCCGGCTCTGCGCTTCCATCAGGCCGCCGAACTTGCCGCCCTCGTCAGTCAGGCTCTCGATCACTTTCTGCACCTCCGGGAAGCCGACCTTGCCTTCTTCCACCAGGCTCTTCACCTTGCTCTCGGCCACGCCGAACTGTCTGGCAAGCTCGGCTATCATCGGTATGCCGCGGCCCGTGAACTGGTTCAGGTCCTGCGTGTACAGACGTCCCTGCGCCATCGTGGTGCCGTACAGGTATACCAGGTCACCGAGCGGGACGCTCAGACCGGCGGCGATGTCGCCAAGCCGGATGAGGGTCTCGTTCACCTTCTCCGCCTCGAAACCGTAGGCGAGCAGCTGCTTGGCGCCCTGCGCCACGTCTTCAAGCCCGAACGGGGTCGTGGCGGCGGTGCGTGTCAGCTGCTGCATCAGGGCATCGGCCTGTTCCGCACTGCCGAGCATGGTCTTGAAGGCCACCTCCAACTGCTGGAACTCGCCGCGCACGGTGGATATCTTCGACACGAGCTCTTTCATGGCGAAGGCGGAAGCCAGGCGGCCTATGGTCTTCTGCAGGGACTGGCCGCTCTTGTCAAGCTCACGCATCTGCCTGTCGGCCTGCGCGGTCTTGCCTGTCATCTGCTCCATCTTGTTCACGGCCTTGTCGAGCCTGGCGCTCAACTTGTCGACCATGAGGAATTCTATTCGTACCGGTTCCATCTATTTCAGTTTACTTTGATAAAATCCTGCTATCTCCCGCGCCTCGTCCTCCGCGCTCTTTTCCGTTTTTTCCCTCACGTAACGCGGCGCGTCGCTCAGCATCATGATCAGCGTCTGGTAGTTCACGCCGCTGAGGATGTAGTCCACGCTCCAGCCCGTGGCGTCCGCTATCTGCCACACAAACCCGAAAGGGCTATGGGAGCCTTCGTAACGGCTCTTTAACTCCCCTTCCTTTTTTGGCTCAGTCTCAGCTTCATCGGATTCGTCATCTCGGCTGATCTGATAATAGGTATAAAAGGGTCCGTGCCCATCAGGCTCACGAAACGTTTGACGGCACCCAGGAGGTAGGACTGCTCCATGAAATTGCGCACGAACCACGAGGCCGGCCAAAGCAGCAGGTGGCGGCTCCACCAACCGCGGCATATCGTGCAGGCGACCATACGGCTGATTTTTTTGCCATGCCTGGCCATGAACTCCATTTCCTCCTCCTTGCTGAAACACCACATCTGCTCGCTCGTGACCCCCATTGACAAATATGTCCGGGCAAAACGGATCTGCCCGGACAAATAAGGTCGCTTCATGGTCACGCGCAGCTCCACGGGTTTCTTCCTCAGCGGAATGCGGAACGCCTTCAAGGGAACGCTCACACCCACATCCAGAAGGGCATCAGCCCCTTCCCGCTGTATCTGCTTGATGACATCCTCTTCCATACGTTAATCTCCTGAATCCTCCGGGGTATCGAACACTTCGTAGGGCGCGCTGCCGTCTTCCGGCATGTTCGCCGTCAGCTGGCACTCCACCTTCGACACTTCCGTCAGCGTCAGCTTGCCGCCGAGGTTCGCCATCAGCGTGGCGTTGGCCATGCGCACGGTCTGCCCGCTCACCAAGTCTATCTCGCACTTGTCACGGAGCTCGACCAGGCCCGTGGGGGCTTTCCAGCCGGTATACGCGCCGGAAGTCCCTACCAGGGTGCCGCCCAGGGCAAGGTGCAGGTTCTCGTAGTCCAGCTGGATAAGGTTGAACGTCGGCGATATGGTGCCGTTCTTCTGCATCAGGGTCAGGACGGGGGCCGTCGGCACCTGCTCCGCCTCCACGTCCGTCTTCTCGGGCTTCGTGCCGCCCCAGTCCCAGCTGCCTTTCTCGATGTAGCCGATCACTTTTTCTCCGAAGCGCACCTCGCCGATGCCATACATGAATTTCTTATTCTTTGTCATTTTGTCTCTTTGTTTTGAGGGTTATTACTATGCCGGCCAAAAATCCGGCTGTCAATGCCGCGAGTACCTTCCACCACACGCCCGGGGGCTTCTTCTCTTCCTTCACTTCCTCCGATTGCCTCTCGAGGGTCTCCTTGTACCGGCAGGCAAGCCTCTCGTAATATTCCACCAGCCTTTGCAGGCTGTCGCACGAGGCATGTACCACGATGCTGCCGGGTTCCGTGCCCCGTCTCACGTCAAGGTTCGCCCGGCCGCTTCTCGCATGGTACGACGCGCCCGCCGGGAGGTCATGGAGGCTGTCCGCATTCAGGGTCAGGATCACTTCCGACATCGGTACCGGCTGCACCGTCACACGACGCGTCTCTCTCACGGTGCTGTCGCTTGCCTGTGTCCGTGCCGCCTCTTTCGCGGTCACGCTCTTTCGGCTGCTCGCGCAACCGGTCAAGGACAGGGCAGCCGTCACGATGCTCGCAACCGTTAGCGCCGTCAAGCGCCTTCCTGAGACGGGCCATCTCGCGCGTGTTGCGGGCAAGCTCCTTCTTGGTCTCCGCAAGTTCTTCCTTGGTCTCATTGAACTCGTTTTTCAGGGGTTTGACAATGTTCTCCATAAGGATACGGGTGGCATGCTCGGCGTTGTCTATGCGCACCGACTCGGCGTCGGCCTCCGACTTCGACGCTTCCGCTTTCGCTTTCCTGACGGTGGCACGCAGGGAGCCGATGGCCGCCATGGTGCCCACAAGGCCGCCGCTGAGAATGATGTTGATGATTTCGCTGATGTCCATGCCACTCGCTCGTTTATTGGTTTATACCTGTTGATTCCAGCCACGCCTGCACGTCGAAACTCGGGCAGGCCTTCGCCGCCAGTTCGTTGTGCCCGACAATCCTCACGTCGGGAAAACGACGGTGGAAGTCCTTCACATAACGTTCCAGTGCAGTCCGCTGGGCGGCCGTGCGGGTATCCTTCGGTTTCATGCTTCTGTCGCATCCTCCGGCATACACCACGTGGCGGCTCACCGAATTATAACCGGCCGCGCCGTTGGTTATCTCCCAGTTGTCCACCCATGCATCCTCGTTGTTGTCCACAAGCCGCTCCACAGTCCCGTCCAGATGGACAAGGTCGGTATAGCCCACCTGCTTCCAGCCGCGTCCGCCGGCACTCACGGGGGAGGTGTGCCAGCGGCGGATATCCGCCGCTGACACCTCACGCCCCTCCGGGGTGGCCGTGCAATGGATGACAAGGTATTTCAGCCGTCCCATACGTTATGCTCCTTCCTCCGTTTGGTCACCTCCGCCGGACGGGGTGGTCGCGGCGTATCCGCTCATCATCACCACGCCGGCATCCGCTTTCTTGAACATGCAGATGAAGTAGTGGCGGAAGTTGATCTTGTTGCGCTGGTACTCGGGGTCTTTCTGCGCCTCGCTGAAATACATCTTCGTGCTGCCCGTGGCCTTGAACACACGCGGGGTGTAGAAGGCGAAAGAGCACTGGAACTCGCCGTCCGCGGCCGCGGCTCCGACGGCCTTTTTCTTTCCGGCGGTCGTGTACACGGGGTTGTTCCCGTACTCGTAGATCTGGAAGCCGTACAGGTTGCCTACCTTGCCGGTGTTACGGTCGATGTTGTACTGCTCGCGGAAGTTCTGGCTCACAAGGAGCAGGTCGTTCACGTGGTCGGGGCAGAGCACCAGCCTGCGGTTCTCGGAGGGCACCTTCAGCTTGTCCAGCGCCCGCTTCATCTCCACAAGGTCGTTCGGGGTAAGGCGCTTGCGCCCGGTTTCCCCGTCCGTGTCGCCGGAAGTTTTCAATACCGGGGTCTTCGCCGTGTGCTCGGTGGCGCACAGCGCATGGGCGGCCTTGGCGAACTTCGCGTCGTTGATGGCGTTGCCGTGGCTCTCTTTTACACGCGCCATCTTGTCGTAGCTGATGGCGTACAGCTCGTCATCGGTGATCGGGGTCACTTTCGACTGGAACTTGTCAAGGGAGATGGCGATGTCCTTGTCCTCAAGCGCCTGCATGGGTATCGGGTAGGTCGTGTTGTTGATAAGCACGTCCGGGTCCACGCCCACCTCCACCAGGTGGATGACGTCATTGTTGACGATGCTCGACTGGTCGGGCACGCCGTCCAGCCAGGAACCGGCAAGCCCGCTGCGCAGGACTTTCACTAATTCGCCGGTCCATATCTCCGTATAGACACCGGCACGCAGCACGGGAGTGGCGTCACCGTACATTCCCATAAGGGCACCCACGGCGTTCATTCCCACGGCGCCGATGCCGGGGGAGAAACCGGCTGCCGCCGCAAATAAGGCCCCCGTCACCGCGTTGAACAGGACGGCCGCCAAAAGCATTACGATTTTTCTGCTCATTTCTGTCTTTGTTTTAAAGGGTTGATACTAAATTTCACACTCCATCCCGTACTCGGCCTTGTACAGCCGCTTGTACTCGTCAGGCTGCTGCTCGCGCATCTCCAGCAGCTTGTCGCCGGGGACTTCGCTCAGCTTGGCGTATGCAGCCGTTTCCGTTTTGGCGGTACCGTGCTGGCCGAGGACGGCGGAGAGTTTCACTTGCGGGGACATGGCCGAGAATACAGATGTCAGCCTCTCCATGCCGATTTCCTTGCCGAGGCTGATGAATTCATCCTTCTTGTCGGCAGTGATGCGTTTCTCGCCGATGGCTTTCTCCACGAGCGATGTGATACTTGCCAGGGTCAGCGCGTCCTTCTCCTTCCGGAGGCTCGCGTTCTCTTCCTTGGCCGTCTTGAATTCGCCGATCTTTTCCGCTATCTCGGCATCGGTCGCCGTCTCCGGCAAGCCCAGCTGAAGGGCAATGGCTTTGTTTTCCATTTCGTTCCTTGTTTTTTGATTGTTATTACTCAGTTCCGGCAGCGGACACTCGCCGTCCCTGCCCAGTGTGATTCGTTTGCCGTCCTTTTTCAGTACGAGGGCGTCGTCGTTGGCCCCGATGTCCACCACGGACACCTCGAACAGCTTGCTCCTGGTGATGGTCGGGCTGGTCTGCCCGGCTACAAGGTACGCGCCGTCCTCGCTCATCTCTATGATGTCAAGGCCCGCGCTGACCATCTTCAGGCTGCCGAACTCGAACTGTTTCTTGCACCTCTTGCTCAGTTCCGTCGCCTCGTCGAACACCAACTCGCCGGTAACCTCGTCGTTCTCCACTTTCAGGTCCTTCACGTAGCCTATCACGTTGCCGCGCTCGTGCATGTAGAGCAGCACCGGGTTCCGGCAGTATTGCTCCACGTTCATGCCTGACGTCAGGACCCGGGTCCCGTAGCTGTTCAGGCTGTCGTTTGAAATGCGTACTCGTTTGCTCATTACTCTGTCTTTTTGCGTTTCGCTGGTGCGAAATTACCGGCTAATACGCCCGCCGCCAAAAAAGTATGAAACGGTTGCACACTTCTATGAAACGGTTGCACTGTTTTTTGGCGGCTGCCACGGAACAAGGCAATTTTGCACCCGCGACAACGTGTATGCAGGCGTTGAAAACGCCTGCTATGTGTAACCATAAACTTTATCATATATGACAAAGGCAGAAACAGAGAAAAAGAAATCGCTCGCCAGGTCACTGTACATGGCGGGCATGGAGCAGCAGGAGATCGCCGACAAGGTGGAGGTATCCCGCGTCACCGTCTCCAAGTGGGCCGGCGCCGAGGGGTGGAAGGAGGCCAGGGCGGCAAAGAACGTGACTCGCCCGGAACTGGTCAACAAGCTGCTGCTCACCATCGACACGCTCATCACGCAGGTCAACGAATCGAATGACCCGGCACTCATCGCCGGACTGGGTGACAAGCTCGCCAAGCTGTCGTCGGTCATCGAGAAGCTTGACAAGAAGGCGAACGTGGTCGATGCCATCGAGGTGTTCATGGCGTTCTCCAAATGGATAGAGTACCGCTCGTCCATAGACCCGGAGGTGACACCGGAACTCATCAAGGCCATCAACAAGTACCAGGACCTGTATATCACGGAACAGATGGGAATAAAGTAGGAGGCGGCGATGGCAACGGCAGCAGAGAAAAAACAGGCTTACGACAGGTGGAAGGAACACTGCAAGCGGGTCCAGTCCATCACCGACACCGCGCTGCTCGCCAGCGAGACGCCGGCACTGCGGGACAGACGTGTCGCCCGGCTCCGGGCAAACTATGCCGCCTTCTGCGAGTATTACTTCCCGCACTTCCTGACGCTGCGGGACAAGACCACCGGGGAGGTCATACGCACCGTGCACAACGCGCCCTTCCACAACGAGGCGGCGCGCAGGATACGCTCCACGCCCGACCTCAAGGCGGTGTTCATGTGGCCCCGCGGACACGCGAAGTCCACGCACATGGACATATTCGTGCCGCTATGGCTGATGTTCCAGCCCAAAAGGCTCATCAACTTCATGGTGGTGGTCGGCAAGAGCGAGGACAGCGCCGTCCGGCTGCTCGGCGACATACAGGCGGAACTGGAGCACAACCAACGCATCATCGCCGACTTCGGGAAGCAACGGGCCGACGGCTCGTGGCAGGAGGGCGAGTTCAAGGCGGCGAACGGGGTGAAGTTCCTCGCCTGCGGACGGGGGCAGTCGCCGCGTGGACTGCGTGACCGCGAGGCACGGCCGGACTACATCGTCATCGACGACCTGGACGATGACGAGCTCTGCCGGAACGAGAAGAGGGTGCATGACCTCACCGACTGGGTGAAGGAAGCCCTGTTCGGCGCGCTCGACGTGGGACGGGGACGGTTCATCATGGTGGGGAACCTCATCAGCAAGACCTCCGTGCTCTTCAATATTTCACGCACGAAAGGCGTGTTCCTTTCCAAGGTGCAGGCGGTCGACAAGGACGGTAACCCGGTATGGAAGGAGAAATGGACGAAGGAAGAGGCCCAGGCTTACCGGGACTTCGTGGGATACCGCGCATGGGAGAAGGAGATGATGCACAACCCCATCGTGGACGGGACCATCTTCAGGGCCGACTGGATACGTTACAAGAAGATGCCCGGGCTATCCAGATACGACATGCTGGTATGCTACACCGACCCGTCGTTCAAGTCCGCAACGTCCAACGACTACAAGGCGTGCCGCCTGTGGGGGAAGAAAGGGACGGAACTGCATCTCATCGACTGTTTCGTCAGGCAGGCGACCGTGGGCGAGATGGTGCGCTGGCTGTACGACCTCCACGAGCGCACCCGCGATACCGTGGCCGTGTCCTTCTTCATGGAGGCGAACTTCATGCAGGACGTCATCCTCGACGAGTTCGCCGTGGAAGGGAACCTGCGCGGATACCAGCTGCCCATCATGCCGGACAAGCGCAAGAAGCCGGACAAGCTCCAGCGTATCGAGGCGGTAAGCCCGCTTTGGGAACGCGGATTCGTATTCTACAACGCGGCGAAGAAGGAAGACCCGGACATGCAGGTGGGCATAGAACAGACACTGGCGCTGGAGCACGGAAGCCGGGCGCATGACGATGCACCGGACGCGGACGAGGGCGCGATATGGATACTGCAGCGCAACACGAGGCAGGAGAGTTTTCAACCGGTGTTCGGCAAAAGGCCGACCGCCAAAAATATATGGTAACTATGATTGGATTTATCAAGGAGATCATTTTCGCCTGGCGGTTCAAGCGTGCCGTCAGGAAGGCGAACAAGCTGTCCCGGATGTTCGGGATGAAGTATCTTGTAATCAGCCTGAACGGAGGGCTGAAAGTGGTACCGAAGCAGACCATCCGGGAACTGGTGGCAAGACACCGTTTCCGGAAAGGCGTGACGGTAGCCGACATCGAGAAGAGGGCGTTGTACATAGCTGACGGAAGGAGGACGCCATGTTCATAACGGAAGAGGATTACAGGGTGGTCGTCGGGGAACAGGCGCTGAAAGTCATATCCCAGACCTCCGCCGAGAACCGCGCCAGCGCAGAACTGGAGGCGCGGGAGGAAATTTCCGGCTACCTGCGCCCCAAGTACGACTGCGGGGCGGTGTTCTCCGCGGAGGGTGACGGCAGAAACCGGCTCGTCGTCATGTACACCTGCGACATCGCGCTCTACCACATGAGCGCCTCCCAGCCGCAGAAGATGGGCGCGGAAATACGCGAGGAACGCTACAAACGGGCCATCGAATGGATGGAAGGCGTGCAGGCCGGGAAGATCATCCCCGACCTGCCGCTCGCGGTGGACGAGGACGGGGAACCGACCGGGGGCATGTTCACTTACAGTTCACAACCGCCGTTAAGGCACAACTGGTAACGCCATGGATATAAGGAATTTTTTCAGCGGACTGTTCCCGCAGAAGACACGGGACGTGCTGCACACGCCGTACGGCGACTTCAACCTGGCCAGGGAGGGTGACCGCAAGCGCGTGCAGAAGATGGTCATCGAGCTGCAGCGCACGACCGACGCGCTTACCCGGAAGGACATCAAGGACTGGCGCGACGCCTGGCAAATGGCCATCAACGTGGACAGCCCCAACCGCCAGAGGCTCTACGACATATACCGGGACGTGGAGGTAGACCTGCACCTCTCCGGATGCGTCGAGCAGCGCAGGGGCTTCGTCATGGCCAAGTCGTTCAAGATCGTCAACGGGAAGGGGGACGAGGACGAAGAGGCTTTGCACTACTTCGACCAGTCCTGGTTCAAGCAGCTGCTGCGCTATGCCCTGGAAGCGAACTTCTGGGGCCACTCGCTCATCGAGCTGGGGGAGCTGGACACCGACGGCGACGGGTGCCTGTGCTACTCGGACGTCACCCTGCTGCCCCGGAAGCACGTCATCCCGGAATACGGGCGCGTCATCACCGACCTCGGGCAGGACTGGACCACGGGCATCCCCTACCGGGAGCCACCGTTCACCGACTGGCTCATCGAGGCCGGACGGCCCGACAGCCTCGGACTGTACCTCAAGGCGGCCACGCAGACCATACCCAAGAAGAATATGCTGGCCTTCTGGGATACCTTCGGGGAGATCTTCGGGATGCCCATGCGCATCGCACGGACCACCTCGCGCGACAAGAAGGAGATTGACAGGCTCGACCGAATGCTGCGCGAGGCGGGGGCGAGCCTCTCGATGGTGGCCGGGCAGGACACGGAAATCGAATTCGTCGAGAGCGGAAAGGGGGATGCCTACAACGTCTACGACAAGCGCATCGACCGCGCCAACTCCGAACTCTCCAAGCTCGTCATCGGGCAGACCATGACCATCGAGGACGGAAGCAGCCTCTCACAGTCGGAAACACACCTCGAGGTGTTCCAGAACCTCGTGGAGAGCGACTGCGACATGCTGCGCGACATCGTGAACAACCAGCTCATACCGCGCATGGCCCGCCACGGCTTCCCCGTCAAGGGGCTACGCTTCGAGTGGGACGACGCGGTGGACTACACGCCGGAGCAGCAGAAGGCATACGAGGAAATGGTGCTGCAGCATTACAAGGTGAAGCCGCAGTATTTCGAGGACAAGTACGGGATGCCATGCGAGGAGAAGCCCGCGCCGGCAGCAGTACAAACCACTGAGGGGCAAGGCAAATGGGAGGATGACGACAAACGGCAACGCAACGCGCACTTCTCTTTTTTCGACTGAGCCCCAGTGATTATCTGGGGCTGCACCGACGATATGCCGCATGGCTGGGAGAAGAGCCGCAGCCGTTGCTCCTCTCCAAGGAGCGCGAGGAAGAGGTACGCCGGGAACTGTCGGAACTCTTCGACGGCATGATGCAGACGCTCTATTCACAGGGTGGCGCGGAGTTCCGCATCGAGGTGCTCGCCAAGCCCAAAGTGCAGGAGTTCATCGAAGCCCACGCCGGGGTGCTGGATTCGGGATTCTCCCGGGTGGAGATGTCCGGGGCCATGCGCCGACGCCTCACACGATCCGACTACATCTTCTCCGGCATGAAGACGTTCCACGAGCTGAACGAGGCTTTCCCCTCCCTGCTAGATGAGAACGGCAATAGAAAGCCGTTCGAACGCTTTTTGAACGATGTCCGGAAGATAGACGAGACGTACAACGGCAACTATCTCCGGGCGGAGTACAACTTCGTGCAGTCATCGGCGGAGATGGCGGCCAGGTGGGAGCAGTTCATGGAGGACGGCGACCGATACAACATCCAGTACCGCACGGCCGCCGACGGCAAGGTGCGGCCCACGCACGCCGCGCTCCACGGGGTGACGCTCCCCATTACCGACCCGTTCTGGGAAGAGTACTACCCGCCGAACGGCTGGAACTGCCGCTGCACCGTGGTACAGGTACGCAAGTCCAAATACCCGGAAACACCGCACGACGAGGCGATGGCACTCGGAGAGGAAGCACTGCAGAAAGATTCGAAGGGGATTTTCCACTTCAACGCCGGGAAGGAGCAGAAGACCGTGCCGGACTACAACCCCTACACCATACGACGCTGCCGCGACTGCGATGTGGCCAAAGGAAAACTGAAGCTGGCTTTCGTGCCGGACAACGAACTGTGTAGCGCATGCCAATTGCTGAGAAGACAACAACAGTTACGGGATAACAGGCGACCGACCAGAGAAGAGTTCCGGGAACTTAACCGGAAAGTAACAGGATGGGCGGATTCTAACCTGGATGCCGTCCGGCTTCCCAATTCTCCGGTAAGCGAAAGCCCAGCAAAACGCACCTACGTGGACAGTGCGGACGGACATTCCATAGGCGTCGGCAAAGTATTCTTCAGTGAAATGATGCACAAGAACAAACGCAATCCGCTGTTGCCCGACATCGTGGAAGCATCCATGCATTTCAGGGAGTGGGTTTCACAAGCTACAAGGATAACGGTCGAAAGCGGAATACACCACCCGTTTGATTTCTCTGTCTACCGGGTGACCTGGAACGGCAAGAATATCGAGTTCAAATGCAAACTGACGGACGGAGAGCTGCTCTACAACATGACTTTCATATAAAAAGAAAGAACGACTGTCATACCCGAAGCCTGCGCTCTTACGAGCCGACATGAGAGTATCCCATCGTTCTTGATTGCAAAGGTAACAACAAAATTTCAAAACACATCAAGTTATGGACAAAATTATCTCGTTTCTTAAACAAAGCAACCGCTACAAGCACCTCGCGGGCGGTTTTATCGTCGGAATCTGCGCGTTATCCCCCTGGAACGCACTGTACTCAGCCGCAGTGGCTGCCTCGTGCCTTGAACTCAAGGACGTACTGCACGGTTGCCAGTGGGACTGGCTTGACTGGCTCATCACCGTAGCAGGTGGAGGATTTGCCGCACTTTTATGGCTGTTTATCTGACAGATGCTGAAAAAAGCGGCATTTTATGAGTAACTTTGTACCCGAAAAGGTGGAGCCTCCCAATAGGCCGTGTGGTCTATCGCGGGTACAACAATGCGAATGCGAATGGCGGTGTGTCGAATGCGAATGCGAACAACGATGCTTCGAACACGAACACGAATGTCGGCTCGCGTCTGGAAATCAAACAATCGGCGTACAACACAGGGGACGTGTCCCCGGAGCGGTGCCGAGGGAGGCAAGCCCCAGCAACAGCATCCTTACGGGTGGAAAGCTGAAAAACCACGCGTCGGGTGGAGTTTGGTAGGACGGCAACGTCTCGAAGAAGTCAGGCCCGGAGGAAGGAAGGCCTTTATCTTCCATTTGTATCAACCAATGACCGAAGCCTATGCGCAGAGAAGGACATATCATGGAGGAAATCATCGAATACCACAACATGTCGGAGGCATTCGATACCGTGCTGCGTGGATCCAAGCGGAAAAGATCCCGGCAGGGACGCTACTTGCTCGAGCATAGGGAGGAGGTCATAGCAGAACTCACGGCCGCCCTGGCTGACGGTTCTTTCCGGCTCGGGGGATACCACGAGAGGGACATCGAGGAATACGGGAAGAGACGCCGCCTCCAGATACTCTCCATGAAAGACCGCATCGCGGTGTTCGCCGTGATGAACGTCGTGGACAGGCACCTGCAGAAACGGTACATCCGGACAACGGGGGCGAGCATCAAGGGACGCGGCACGCACGACCTGATGAAGTGCATACGCACGGACATGGCGGACGACCCGGAAGGCACACGGTACGCCTACAAGTTCGACATCCGCCGCTTCTATGACAACGCGCGCCAGGACTTCGTCATGTGGTGTTTCCGCAGGGTGTTCAAGGACGAAAGGCTGCTGACGGTACTCGAGGGGTTCGTCACCATGCTGCCGGAGGGAATCAGTTTCGGGCTGCGGAGTTCCCAGGGGGCGGGCAACCTGCTCCTGTCTGTATTTTTAGACCATTATTTGAAAGACAAGTACGGGGTCTGTCATTACTACCGCTATTGCGATGACGGCCTGGTACTCGGTAAAACGAAAGCGGAACTGTGGACGGTGCGTGACATCATCCACGGGCGGATGGAGATGATTGACCTGGAGGTCAAGCCCAATGAAAGGGTGTTCCCCGTCGAGGAGGGCATCGACTTCCTCGGCTATGTCATCCATCCTGATTTTGTCAGGCTGCGCAAGCGCGTCAAGCAGAAATTCGCCCGGAAGATGCACGAGGTAAAATCGAGAAGAAGGAGGCGTGAGCTGGTAGTATCCTTTTACGGGATGGCAAAACACGCCGACTGCAATAAGTTGTTTAATAAATTAACAGGCAAAGAAATGAGATCATTCAAGGATTTGAACGTCGCTTACAAGCCGGAGGACGGCAAGAAGCGATTTCCCGGAACAGTGGTGAGCATCCGGGAACTGGTGAACCTGCCCATCATCGTGAAGGACTTCGAGACGGGCATAAAGACGGACCAGGGCGACGACCGCTGCATCGTAAGCATCGAGCAGAACGGCGAGCCGAAGAAGTTCTTCACCAACAGCGAGGAGATGAAGAACATCCTCGCGCAAGTCAGGGAGATGCCGGACGGCTTCCCGTTCGAGACCACCATCAGGACGGAAACATTCGGCAAAGGTAGGACCAAATACATATTCACATGAGAAGAGTGGAAGGAAACACCGGGGTCGCGCTGCTGGAATGCACAAACCCCGTGAAAGACAAATGGCGCGTCCGGTGGGACGTGCAGGAAAACGTGGACGGCAGTGCCTCGTACATGGAGGAGGAGTTCGGCCACAAGCCGACCGACGGGGAGATACGCTCCACGGTCATGGCGTGGTATAACGGGCAGACGGATGAAACCATCCTCTCCGGCTTCAGCTGGGACGGCGCACAGGTATGGCTGTCAGGCGAGAACCAGTTCAACTACAAGTCGGCATACGACCTCGCCGTGCAGACCGGGGGCGGCACGCTGCCCGTGACGTTCAAGTTCGGGACCGATGCCCAGCCGTACTACCACACGTTCGAAACGCTGGAGGAACTGGCCGGCTTCTACACGGCGGCAATGAAGCACATCCAGTCGGCACTCGCCGAGGGATGGAAAAAGAAAGACTCATTCGATTTGGATTTATACCGGGTTGAATAGCTGAAGGATGTTTCCCTTCGGGGGAGGGATAGAAAAAAGCCCCCGGCCTGTTAATCAGTCGTCTCACTTACTTATTAACACTAAACGCGAACAAGGCGCGACCGGGGGCAAATACCCTCGCTCGCCTTGTTCGCGTTTTTGCGCTATCAAGCGCACAATAAATAAGTGAGACGATGCAAAAGTACAAAAATTATCGGAAATGAAAGTGATTGAGATACTGAAATTAAACAGGGAACTGCTGAATATCTGCCGGGAGGTGGGTATCCGGGTGGAGGACGTGCGGTATATCGAGCTGTACAACGACTACAACAGGCTGCTCGCCGCCGGGGAGAAAGTCTCTTACATCGTGGCGGTACTCGCCGAACGGTATGGCGTGTGCGAACGCAAGGTGTACGCGCTGATCAAGAGGCTGCAATCGGACTGCAACCTGTGTGCAGTGTAATTGCCATGGCACGCCATTGGGGAGGGTACGCCCCATGCTACCTTTGTGCCGTAACAAAAACGGCACATCATGAACAAATACTATCAAATCCTGGGCAGGGTGCTCGCCTCCGGAAAGACGCAGGCGAACAGGAAAGGGAACATCCGCTACCTCCTGAACGAGCGGCTCACGCTCACCCCTGCCGACCTCCTCGACATCTTCGAGGGGCATCCCATAGCGCGGAAAAAACTCAAGGACGAACTGCAGCTCTTCATGCAGGGCGAACGGAACGTGGAGAAATACCGCGAGGCGGGCATCAACTGGTGGGACTACTGCGGTTCCATACTCGTGAACAGCTACCCGACATACCTTGAAAAACTGCCGCCGCTCATCGAACGGATCAACAGGGAGAAACGCAGCAGCAAGAACTACGTGCTCTTCCTCGGCTCCACCGACGCGGAGAGCAACCAGGCTCCGTGCCTGAGCCTCGTGCAGTTCCAGATCGAGCAGGGGGAACTGGTGATGACGGCATACCAGCGCAGCAGCGACGCCAACCTCGGGCTGCCGGCGGACATCTACCATCTCTACCTCATGTCACGGCAGATAGAGCTGCCACTGAAGTCCATAACGCTCAACCTCGGGAACGTGCATATCTACGAGAACAACATCAGCCGGACGGAGCAGCTGCTCGCCGGGAACGAGAACATCAAATTCGAGCTGAACGTATGACAAGGAAAATGTATCTCTCAGCCCCGCTTCCGTTCGTCGGGCAGAAGCGGATGTTCGCCAGGGAATTCATAAAGGTATTGGAGCAGTTCCCGGAAGACACGGTGTTCGTGGACCTGTTCGGCGGCTCGGGGCTGCTGTCGCACATAGCGAAATGCCGTAAACCGGACGCCACCGTGGTGTACAACGATTTCGACAACTACCGCCGCCGGATGGCGCATATCCCGCAGACGAACCGCCTGATCGCGGACATACGCGGAATGGTCGGGGATGCCGTGCCGCGCCACCGCCCGATCACCGGGGAACTGCGCGAACGCATATTCAAGCGTATCGAGCAGGAGGAACGGACGGTCGGGTATGTCGATTTTATCACGCTGTCCTCATCGCTCATGTTCTCCATGAAATACAGGCTGTCCGTCCCGGAAATGAGGAAGGAGGCGCTCTATAATAACATACGCAAGGCGGATTACCCGGAATGCGCCGACTATCTGGACGGGCTGGAAATCGTGTCATGCGACTACAGGGAGGTATTCGGGCGGTACAAGGACACGCCGGGCGTGGTGTTCCTCGTCGATCCGCCGTACCTCTCCACGGAGGTGGGTACCTACTGCATGTACTGGCGCATGTCGGACTATCTCGACGTGCTGAACGTGCTTGCCGGACACTCTTTCGTCTATTTCACCTCGAACAAGTCCTCCATCCTCGAGCTCTGCGAATGGATAGGCAGGAACCGGGACATCGGAAACCCTTTCGAGAAATGCACACGGGTGGAGTTCAACGCGCACATGAACTACAACGCGTCATACACCGACATGATGCTTTACAGGAAAGAGGCCGTCTGACGGCGTTTCTTTGCCCACAGTACAAATAAAAAGCCCCCGGCGGTAACTTGTCCGCCGGAGGCTTTTCACCTTGAACGTGGCCGTTTATTGCAGCCGTTTGAACGCCACGCACCGGTACACCTCGATGTTCTCCACGATCTCCTCGTGGTTGTGGTTCGTCTGGCTTTCCACAAGGTCAAATTCCGCGAAAGTCTCGCCCTCCATGCACGCCAGCCGTTCATGTATCACCTCCGGCAGGTCGAAGACCTCCAAGGCCTCTTCCATGAAGGGGCTGCCTTCGGATGCGGCGCCTTTCCAGTCGGTCACGATATGCAGCTTCACTTCGGGCTCGGCGCGGTACTCCACGCCGTTCACCACCGCGTTCCACCGTATCGGGCAGAACTCCACGAACACCGCCGGGCGGTCCCAGTTCTCCTCCTGCTCGATGAACTCCACGTTGTGGTTCCACAGGTCGATGTGCCTGATGATGCCACCGTCGACCTCCTTCAGCTCCTTGCAGAGCAGATTGTACAGTTCCTTTCTCATTTTCGTCTGATGTTAAATTCCACGTTGAAATATTCCGTTATGTTCTCCTCGATGATTTCCCGGACAGCCTGCTCCACCTCCGGGGACGTTCCGAGGAACTGCCGCCGGGGAATCCTGATCGTGCCGCCTTCCTTTTTCAGTGCCATGAACTTCCAGAACTCCGCCTCGGTGGTCAGCCTGACGGTACGTTTGTCCTTACGCGGTGTCCCGTCCTTCCTGCGCCCGAACGAGCCGGTGGCTTCGTAATACTTGTGCCAGAAGTAACGCTTCATCTTCTTCGTCACCTTGATTTCACCGCCATCGTTGTGGATGGCCGCGTAAGGCAAAGTGGTGTAAAAGACGATGCTGGTCTCCGTGGTCCGGCTGCCGATGCTCTTGCGGAGCGTGCCGGTGTCCATCAGGATGGAGCCGCCCGGACGGGTCGGGCTCCCCCGTCGCTGCCATGCCTCGGAGAAAAAAGCCTGACGCTCGAAGTTCCGGTCGAACTCGTCACCCATCTCCACCCGGATGTCCTTCAGTATCCTCCGGATGATTTTCCGCATGTCCTCATTCATAGTCCTCGTCATTAAAGAGTAAAAGCTGGCGGATGTCGTCATCGTCAGCTATCCTGTTCTTTTCCTCGGCGCTCGCGTTAAGGATGTTGTAGAAGGTGCGTTCCGTAATGCCATAAACGGGATATATGAACCGGCGCCATATCTCGCGGTTGGGTATCCCGCGCCTGACTTCCCGGTCATATATCTTGTTTATCTCCTCCACACGTTTCTTGTAACTTACTCCGCGCCGTCTCGCCATACGCTATTCCTCCTGTATTTTGGGATTGTAAGGCCGGATATCCAGCTCTATGTTCGCGCTCACCGTCACCCGGCCGCTGCCGCCGCACTGGGGACAGATCTCTTCGGTGGTTTCCTGCCTCTTCCTCACAAAAATCCGGGACGGGTGTTCCTCCGTTTTAAGCACGATGCCCGTGCCGTGACAGGCACGGCACAGGGCAATTTTCGGGGCTTTTGTCACGTTCCGTTTCATGCCGCGTCCTCCTTTTTCGGTTCGACATAGAACGTCTCGTCCTGCGACACCGAGATGCCGCACTTCGCCATCTGAGGGGCCATGTCCTCCACGTCGCGGTCGGCGAGCAGCTTGTCCTTGGCGATCTCCTCCGTCTGGCGCACGTAGCCGGGCAGGAACTCCTTCACCAGCTGCAACGCACTTGCCCAGGTGAAGCCTTTAAGGGTCTTCAGCTTCGGCGTGCCGGTACGGAAACCGATGACACCGTGCGCCATTTCCAGGCTCTTCTTCTTGGTGAACAGCTCCGCTTGGTTCTCGGTGGCGTAGGCCTGCAGGGTGTCGAAGGCCTTTTCCTTCTCGCCCTCCAGCTCGGCCAGCTTGCTGGCATACTTCTCGCGGATCTTCGCGCACTGCAGCTCGATGTCCGCCGTGATTTTCGCACTCTGCGCGTCTGCCTTCGCGTAAGCGGCAAACGCTTCATCGGCGGCTTCTCTGCTCACACCGGTGATGATCACTTTCTTTTCTCTTTTTGCCATTGTGGTAAAATTTTGATGGTTATTATTCGGGTTGGTTATTCTTCCTCGTAATCCTGCATTTCGGGTTCCTGATCCGTCAGGCAGGCCTCGCTCTGGGCGTATGCCCAGTCCGCCAGCCGGTCGAAGAACCCGGCGGCCTCTTCCATCGTCATGCCAAGGGTGGCTTCCCGCGCCCATCTTGTCAGCACGTCCAGCGCCCGTTCCTGCCTGTCTCTCATGCCTCGCCTCCTTTCCCGAAATTCAACAGCATGTAACTGATTTCCGGATGCGGGGAGGCTTCCGGCGCTTTCACCGGCTTCAGCCCGCCCTTGCGCTGTATGCCCCGGAGTTTCACGGCAAGCTGTTCCAGCTCTTCCGTGGTAATTCGGGCGAAAGGCTTGCCCGCTATCCGGGGATGGCGGCAGAAGTCGTTGATACGTGCCCAGTCGGAAGTGTCGATGCCGAGCTTCTGCATCAGTTTCAGGCAGACGCTGCGCCGGTAACGCAGCTCCTCGCGCATCTTCCGGCGCCATTCGTCCTGGCCGGCCAGTTTTTCCAACGCGCTGCAGCACGCGCCGTACTCCTTCCGTGTCATCTCGCGGAGGCTGTCCGTCCGGTTCCACGTGTACTGCATCACGATGCTCTTCTTGAACTCTTCCCGGTCGCCGTCATACGGCAGCCTGTTGAACGAGGCGTAGAACCGGGAGAAATTGGTTATTTCCTGTGCCATAATACCGTTATTTTAATGTCAGTAGATAATCCATTCTCGACCAACCACCGGAGGCCGAAACCGTTGCCACCATCCGGGATAAATCTTCCTCCGTAAATCCCGTATTTACGATTGTAACACCCCTGTACTCACATTTGGGCGATCCGAATATATGTCCGGGATTCCTTATCCCTATATAACCCCACTCACCCCGTTTCAGGACACAATCGATAAACTCGCCCACGCTGCACTCCTGGTTCAACGAGACCGCGTATGGGGTTGTCTCGTCTCCGGCTGTCTTTCCTGTTTGTATGAACTTGAATTTCAACATACCTCTTTCCTTTATTCGAACAACACTTTGATGCCGCATGAACTGGCCACGTCAAGCTCCAGCTTCGCGCCCTTGCTCAGTTCCCAGCCTTGTAGCATGTAGATATACTCACAATCGAGCAGCAGGGCGATGTCCGCCCGCATGTGCTCCCTCCAGTGTGCCTCGTCCGGCAAGCCGTTCTTGAACGGGTTGACCGGGGAGAAGCCCATGTTCTTCAGCCGCTGTTCCGCGTCCGCAAAAGCTCCTTTGCGTTCGTCGATGTTGTAGTGGGCTATCGCCCCGCTGATGTAAACTTTTTCCTTTTCCATTGTTTCTAAACCATTTCAAATTGTATCTTGAAGTCATATTCATCGCAAAGCCGCCGTATCTGGACAACGGTCAACGGGAAACCGCCGTAGGGGTAGAATATTATCCGCTCCTTGGTGGAACACCGTATTCCTTTCCGGCGCAGCTTATACAAAAGGTTCTTCCGTCTCATTTTCCGCTTGTCCATATCATAGATTGTTGCTCGTTTGAATGATTCCTTCCTCCCACACCACATAATAGCTCCCGGCCTCGCCGATGGCACGTCCCTGGCAGTATGCCTTGTAACCTACCACACGCACCTTCATGTCACAGATGTACTTCAGCTTCATGGCACCGCCGCCCATCGGCTGGCTCTTCTTCTCCTGGCTTATCCAGATGAAGCATTTTCTCGGAAAGCGGTCCATCAGCTCCTTGGCCTGCGGATAGTCGCACGGTGCCACCTGGAAGGAGTCTATGATGACAAACTTGGGGCTTTTGGGCTTTTCCAGCCGTTCCACGAGTTCGTCAAGGGTGCTCTCCCTCAGTGCCCGGAAACGTCCCTGCACCTCGTTCATTTTCAGATAACCCATACGGCGTTGGAAACTCTGGTTCACCCTTTCCTCGTAGCACATGTAGAGCACCGTCCCGTAGTTGCACAGCTCCCGCGCAAGCTGCATCACGAAGCTGCTCTTGCCACTGGCGCTGGCCCCGCTAATGAACCACGAGGCGTTCTCCGCCGGAAAGCCGAACGGCTTGCTCCACCTCTCGCCCCAAGGCAGGGTCTTCCATTTCATGGCCGCTATGTCGCGCGGCGTTAATGCCCGTTTCATGACTTACTTCCTTTCTTCAATTCTTTAATCAGGGCGTCAGCTTGTTCAACACTGATTTTTGCCGCATCCTCTAAAGTTATTTCATTATGCATGAGTACAGCGACACATTCCTTTGCTATCTCATACCGCCGTTGTTCCCAGTCCGGCTCGTTAGCCTTCTTCATCTCGCGGTGGATACCGATAACGGCATCCATCGCCTGCATCTCTATCTTGGTCATCATTGCGCTGTCATTTTAAGTTTCTCAATCTCCGTATATACTCTCCGCAGCCCGCCGCGTGTCTTGCGCACGATCTGCGCGATGTCGGCTCCTTCAGGGGCGTTCACCTTTGCCACGATACGTGCCTGCGTGTTCAGGAACGCCTCGCGTTCCCTGCCGTCATCGGGCGTGACCTTGCTGTAGCGGTCGCCGTAACGGCTCAGCATCTCGGTGTAACCCACCTTCTTGCACTCTATCGAGCGGTTTATCTTCTCCTTCAACCCGTCCGCGCCCATCATGTACCAGGCGCAGCAACGCTCGGTGGCGTTCCACAGGGCTTTCAGTTCAAGGAAAGCCTCATACTGCAGGTCGCCGGCCTCGTCAAGGATGATGAGGGGCGTTTCCATCGAGCGCAGGTAATACACCAGGTCGTCGTACACGTCCGAGTAGCGTCCCTTGCTGTCCACGCCGAACTCGGCGGCGATCTTGCGCACCAGCTTCAGCTTGGTCTTCACCTGCGAGCAGTCGATGTACACGGCGTTCCGGTGGTTCTGCACGTAATACCTCGCCGTGAACGTCTTGCCGATGTTCGGGATGTCGCACAGGATGGCCGAAAGGCTGGACTGCTGCGAGAACTCCAGCTGGGCGGTGATATACTCGAACGTGGCGGTCTTGGCGGCCTTCCACTCCATGTCGGCGCGGAGGCTCACGCCCAGCCGCCGGGCGATGCCTATCCAGGCGCCCTCGCTCAGGGCCTTGTCCGTCTGGCCGTTCTTGATAGCACTGTACACCGAGGTGCTGATGCCGAGGGAGGCGGCGTGTTTCGCGTCGCTCGGATAGTTCGCACGGTTGGCGGCTATCGCTCCCAGAATCTTCTTTTTCTGCGCTTCTGTAATCATAGTTCAAACGCTGTTTTAATGTTGTTTTAATATTATTCTAAAGGTCACCATACGCTCTCAACCTGTCATCCATACCCGGCTTCCATTCATAATCATCCGTATCCTCGACCGGTGCAGACAGTGGCAGTGCCAACGCCTCGGCCTCCGTTTCATCCTGTGGCTGCGGCCTCATCACGCCGACCTTTCCGATGGCATGGTCGCGCACGTACTTGTCGAAATGGCTTATTATCTTCGCCTGTTCGGTGTAGGCGGCCTTGTCTTCTTCGGTCTGCTCCGCCATCACACGGTTGAAGGATACCACTGGCCGGAGCTTGTCGATGTAGCGGTCTCCCTGGTACAGGAACACGTCGGTCGGGTTACCGTCCTCATCCGGCAGGTAATAGGCGGTCACCTTGCGGTTGCCCGGCTGTAGCTTTTCCAATACCTCCGGGCCGCTCAGCCACCAGTCGGCGTAGGCGACACGCACCGTGGAGTTGCGCCGGATGCTGGTCTCCACACGCTCCCCGATATAGCGGCTCAGCGTCAGCTTGTCGAGCGGTCTCAGGGTCGGGTTGATTTTCGCCACGAGCACGTCCCAGCGGGTCATGCCGGGGTACTTCTTCTGGTTGGGGTGCAGCGTGTGGTTCCACTCGGCGCAGTCACGGCGGTCATCAGCCACCAGTTCCTCGAAAGTGTAGTATTTCCTGTCCTCCCACGTGTGGTTGCCGCTATCGCTCACCTTCTTCTGGTCCACGCGCCGTGCGCCCTTGTTGTGCCAGCGTCCGATACCCTCGTGGTTCTTGTGTGCGATGGTGGTCTTGAACGCGCCGTTCAACGCCTCGGCATATTTTTCCTGCGAGTTCTGAGGGGCACAGAAGTGTACGAACCTGAACACCTCACCGGCCTGCAGGAAACCCTCCTTGTACTTGCTCATCAGGTGCTGTTCCACCTCGATGCCGGCGGGCATTCCCCAGCCGTTGCGCTCGATGAGACGGAACATGTCGCGGAAGCACTCCACCACAAGGGCATCGTCCTTGTCGCGCCCGTAGGCCAAACCTACCCGGCACTGGCTCACCACGTCGTAGGCATAGTAGGCGTGCACGTACTCGCCGCCTTTCATGCGGCGTGGCAGGTCCACGTCGTCCATCGTGATCTGCGACAGGGAGAACTCGCCGCCGTGGCGGTGCATGTGCGGCATCTGCTCGTGGTAGAACTCCGTGCGTCCCCGGCGGGCCTTCTCGATGAGCAGGCGATTGGAGGGCTTGTTCAGGATGTTGCGGATGGTACTCTCGCTCAGTTCCTTCGGCTCGCCGTTCCTGTCGGTGAAGTCATCGGGGTTGAAGATCTCTCCCGTCTCCAGGTCCCATACCTCCAGCTCGCCGCACACGAAGGAGATGTACATCTCGTGCACGTCGCTGCAGTAGGGCTGGTTGGGAAGTACCGCGATACTCATCACAACACGCTCGGTCTTGTAGTCCACCTTGCGCTTGTTCTGGTTGCCGAACTTGCAGCTGATAAGGCACTCGTAGCCGTACTGCCTGTACTCGTTCACTTTCTTGCGGAAACGGAGGGTACTCGCCGGCAGGTCGTGCCCGAACTCCTCGCGCAGCGTCTCGATGGTCGCAGCCATCATGTCCCAGTTGTATTTCTCGCCCATCAGCTTGCGGTAATCACGGCTGCGGTCGTACAGCCGGATGCAGGTGTTCAGCACCGAGGCGTTCACGGCATACTTCCTGGCAAGGCCGTCGGTGGCCTTGTCGCTGTGCTGACGGGCTGCCCAGTCCATGAAATAGGCAACGGCAGCCTGGTCAAGCTCGTAGTTAGACAATATCCAGCCACGGAGCAGGACGGCATTGCCGCCGGGATAAGTTTCCTCGACTTTTTCCTTATAGATGGTGGGAAGGCTGTCAACAGCAACCAAGGCATACCGCCCAAGCCCTTTGCCTGAACGCACCACATCGATGCGCCCACGGGCGGACAGCTGCTTGTAATTCGGCAGGGTCATGATACCGCCGTCCACAAGCTCGCGTGCCGAGATACAAAGTTTGTTGCCGTAATACTCCATCGCCAGCCTCCTTATCTCAATGCCAATGCCCAGCTTTGGATGTTCTTTATATCGCTTACCACTACATTTTCATAGCGGCGCACCTTCTTGCCCTTGTGGAATACCTCGCAGCCGCCGTCTTCAAAAGAAAACTCCAGCAGCGTGTTGTTCGGCAGGTACTGGCGCATGTAACCGTCTGCATCGAACAGGGTTTCCATTTCCGGGACCTCGACCATCACGATGCCGCCACGGTCCATCGCCAGCTTGCGAACTTTTTTTGCCAGGTCGGTACCGCCACGCCGGTCATCAAACCGGATGGCGTTGAACACGCTGCGTTCGCTGATGCCAAACGCCTTCGCGATGAATTCGCGGTCTTCTTTCTGAATGTGAATGTACTTTTTCATATCTCACTCGTTTTTATGATTAAAGTTTAGTGGGGCATGGGGAATCGAACCCCAACGCAAAAACCATTGCCCCGTGTGTCTTTCCACACCGTCACCCGTCTCTTGACGCCTGCCGGGTTGTCACGCTGCCATTATACTGTTCCATCAAGAACCGATACGACATATTTCTTGTCCTCGTCCCAGAGCGGCAGGTCCATGTGAAGCTTCATCAGTGTCACCATCCGCTGCCCGATGAGCTTTACCGCCTCCCTGTGGAAGTCCGAATCCTCGTAGGCGCAGGCCTTGCCGACAAGAAACTCGGCGAGTTCCCACTTCCCGTCTTTCACCGTCTTCTTCAATAAACTGAGTTCGGCTTCCACCGCGCCGACATGCCGCCCGATTTCCTTCAGGCACCGGCGCAGCTCAATATGGTCATTGGCGCCATCCCACTGGCACATCGCACGCATCTCCTTGCAGAACTCCGCCTTGTCCATCTCACCGGCTGCCATGTAGAGGTTCTCCACCAGCCTGTATTCCTCGGCCGTGATCAGTCGGCCTGAACATTCTTCAAATTCCTTATGTGTCATATTTCTTCCGTTTATTCGTTTTCAATTCTGTCAAGAAGGCCGGCAAAGCGTTCACGCAGCCGTTGTTTTACTTCCGCGGCAAACGTATGGGCAAGGCTGGTGGTCACGCTGGTACTGCGCAGGCGCAGGCTCCCGCCAAGCAGGTCATCGGTGAAATTCCAGATCTTGTTTCTCAGGTATGTCTCTGTCGCCACAATCTCCCCGGTGTTCACGACAGCCTTCAGTTTACGGTACTCTGAAAGTTCCAGCTGAACCTTGTACATGTCTTCAGCATACCAACGGAAGAAGTATTCATAATCCTCGTTCATACTCCTCGTGTATTTGTCGGCTTCAGCCACAAGTTCATTAATATGAAACTTGACAGACTTGGCTACGAAGTCCAATTTCGTTTTCGGTAGTTCTTGCTTTTCCATTGTCTCACTTATTTTTGTTGTTAATACTCTTCGATTACCGGTCTCCGGATGCAACCGTAGCAGATCATCAGGCGGTAGGTCATTTTCTTCACGTAGGATTCAGGCGCGCTGAACACGATGCCGTCTTCCTCGTTGTAGTGGAATGAAACACCGTCCGACATCAGCATGAACGCGACCTTGTGTTTCACGTTCCGGGTTTTCCATTCTTTGATTTCGTCGTTCATTTTCTTTAATCCTTAAAATTCTTTATTCTCAGCCTTTTTGAGTATATTTGGCCGCTCGTTCTTTTTTGAACACGTTGCAAAGATACAGAATTTCTGTAATACAACAAAATAAAATACAGAATTTCTGTGCTTAAAAATATTAAAATCATGGATAAGACAGAAATAAACAACCGCTTCATACAGGCTATAAACAGTCTTTTACAAGATAAAGGACTCACTAAATCAAGCATTGCCAGTAGCTTAGACATAAAGCCAGCCAAATTTTCAGAAATTCTGAATAACAGAATGAACGCAGGGACAGATACCATTGCCAAACTATGCGCTTTATATAGCTTCAATACATCATGGTTACTTCTTGGGGAAGGGCCAATGCTAATACCGGGTGTTCTCAAAGGGCGTTCAAAACCCGCTGTTGCAATTCCTAAATTGCCTGATTTTCCAATGACCTCAGAGGGGGTTTGTGAGATGTTTCTTTCTATCATGGAAAACAAAGATTACAGATATAAAGAACAAGCAGAAGAAGTAGGTATGCTCAAAGGAGAAATCAATTATCTAAAACGACAAATTTCAGAAGCAGGAGAACTCAAAGAAGAAATAGGTCGATTAAAGGAACAAATACGCCAGATGCAGCACCGCTTGAAAAAAGATGTATCGGATGCGCCCATTTCTGGTACTGCAAATGTCGGGTAGGAGGGTTCGTCATACATCTACGCCGTTGAGTTGTTACATGGCGTATCTGGAGATTCGAAGCGTACCCCTTTCCTCCCTTAATTTGTCCCCCTCCCTGTAGTGTCCCCTCCCATTACACCATAAGAGTTGTCGGTATTCCCGATTTTACAGGCTTCTTGGGGAGGTAAGGCGGCAAAAGAGGTGGTTTTAAGGGTGGGGGTATCGGTGCAAAAATCGGGGGCGAAATTAAAATTATGGTATTTATACCCCTCTACCGTGCGTACCCTCAAAACCCACTTTTGTAACCCTAAACTTAAAAAGATGTAACCCTAAACTGTAACCCTTAATGTAACCCTAACACTCAAAAATGATATTTTAGGCACAAAAAAGGGAGGCATAACAACCTCCCCTAAAGACACCGGCAAAATGCCGTTCATATTGCGCTCTAAACCTGCCGGAACGTCATTCCTTGGAACGCCTCCCGGAACCGCCTGAAATAAGCGTAGATTGCTTTATTATAGCCCGTTTCGTGCATACTGTGCCATTGCCGGACAGCCCTGCGTGCAGCAGGTAATTCTTCGTTGCGCCGACCTGTTCAGCCGTCAGTACCGTATAAACTGCCGAAATGCTACTGAAATACCAGTCTTTCCGCTTCGTTCCGTCTATTCCGTGCGTCAGATGCACATGTATAACCTTTGCCATATCATCATTGTTTTAGACTGCAAATATACCAAATAATCATTATATGGAATATATTTCTATCTCATTCTTTCAAACTACATAATAAAAAAGCGGCTCAAAACCGCTTCCACTCCCCTACTCTGCCCTACCGGTAAACCATGTAAACCCGATGTAAGCCGAAATAAACCGATCCGTAAACTTTCACAGCCTGAACAGCCCCCACATGTAAACCTCAATTAAACCCACGTAAACATTTCGTTTTGCGCCGCCATTTTACCGAATTACACACAACCATTTGAACATCAAAGACTTTTGCCGCTTTTCACCCCTACCCCACTCTATACGCTTCGTTTTGTGCCCCATACAAAAAAGTTATTTTTTATTTTGTTGTCCAAATCTGCCTTGATGTCAGCAAGTAC